CCTTACTATTACGCAAGAACAACAGACGATAAAATCTTTATTTACCCACGACCAAGCTCAACTTATACGCTTTCGTACTGGGTTTATAGAATCCCATCTCGCATCTTCGCCGATGGTGACCGGGCAATTCAACTTCACCCTTCGTTAAAAGAGGTTTTAGATGCCGGAGTTGTTTGGAAGGGCTATGAGGACAAAGACCAAGACGGTCAAGAGTCTAAAAAGAACAATTATGTACGAATAAGAGACGAAGCCAAGGGCATATTTGGAAGATCTGGCGGGCAAGCAATGGCCGTCAAGAGAGTGTGCTAGGTGACACTTAGAAAACGAGCGATTAAAGATTATCGCAAGCTAAATAAGCCAATCAGTTACCGTATTCTTGATCAAGATAAGTTGTCTGATTGTCGAAACATCATAAGTAATGAAGGTATTGAGGAAACTAGATACGGACTCAAGAGATATAACGACACTTCTTTGGGTGGTTCTGTTACAAGCCAGTCCTTTTTCAAAAAAGGCACCGGGACGGCATACCGTTTGGCAAAAGTAGGGACAGTCTTATATAAAATAAGCCCCACAGGGGCACATACATCCCTCAAGACGGGATTAACTGCAGGAGTAAAACACCGAGCAGTTACATTTATAGATAGGCACATCATTGCATTAGGCAGCGATGGCCTATTTTTTTACGATGGAACGAACTTTAGTCCGCTGGGGCAAGCGGTTCCCTCAACTCCATCGGTTGCAATTGCGGCGGGTGGTTCTTTAATTGACGGAACAACTTATCAGGTCGCCATTACTTTTTATTCAACCGCAACTGGTTTTGAGTCAAACTACAACTCAACTGCGACAGTTGCAGCGACAGCGGTTAACAAGACAATTGCAATAACCGGGATTCCTTCAACGGCAACAAACCTTTCAATCGACAAGGTTAGAATTTACATAAAGAACGTGACTGCAAATGGATCGTTTCTATATTCAACAGAGATAAACCTAGGAACGACATCTGCCAACATTACGGCGATGTCCACGAGTACGATAACGCCACCAACGACTAATTTCCCTCCAGAGTCAGGAGGAGGTAAATACTTAACCGTATTTGGTGACAAGATTGCCTATGCGGGGAACTCAGCTTATCCGAGTGAGGTCTTCTTTTCAAAGGCGTATTTGCCGGATGCTTATGATAATGCAGACGTTCCAGGAGTTCTTTTGGCCGCTGGGCAAGGGCCTATAACTGGACTTGCTACCGGGTTCTTTGACGACGCTTCGTTGTCTCCTTATTTGGTAGTTTTTAAAAGAAACTCAATAACAATTTACTCAGAAATAGGTGGCACTGCTGCCCAGGCAGTTCTTGATGAGAATATTGGATGCGTTTCTGCTGACACTATTAGGATCGGAAACGGCTTAATCTACTTCTTATCTGATCATGGCTGGAGAGTAATTAAAAGAGGTACACTAGTTAGGAAGGCGGACAATACCCCTTTCACATTAGGCGATGGTGACATTGATGACATCTTCACCCGTACCGGATGGACAAAAGAAATCAATGCAGATAACTACGCCAATGTTTTCAGTGCTTATTATACAATCAACTCGCAATACTTAACCTTTTTATCAGAGGGACAAGATACGAGCATTCGTAAGGCCTATGTTTACAGTGAGAAAATCGGTGGCTTTAGGATCTTTGATTTTAAATACAACCTTGTTTCTGCATGTGATAGCGAAGACGACAGCGGGAACCAGGCAGTTTTCATCGGAGACGACTCCGGTTTTATCTTTAGTTATTCAATCAAGAATAGCAGGTACGACGAAGACACAACTCTTAATCAGCTATCAATTCCTGCAATAATGAAGCTTTCTTATATTCAACCAGACGACGAATCAACTTCGTACAACTTCAAAACATTGACCGTTAAGGCGCTTGCAAGCGATAACGATATTACTGTAAAGGCCTATCCAAGTTACAACGTCGATCCATTCGACTCGCTAACGTACGAGTTCCCGAATATCAGTGAATCATTTATCCTGGACGTGTCACAATTAGACATTGACAGTTTGGGCGATGATAGGGTGCCAGTTACAGTAAAGGGAGACCTTAGTTTGACAGGCGAAGCGTTGTTAATATCTTTTGAACAAGACGTTATAAGTGGGAACATTGGTCTTATTTCTGCGCAGGTTGAGTTAAATAAAAACGGGGAATTTGCAATATGAAATACTTTATCCTCTTACTATCACTATTTATCACCTTCTCTATTGCTAGCGAAGCTTACTCGGCAACGTGTAGCTCGACTAGTAGGACAAATTACTCGACCGGACAGACGCTAACCTCATCTGCCCTCAATGCTGACTTTAACCAGCTAGTATCAAAAGTTAACTCGCTTGATGGTGGTTGTGTTACCGACGGCACGCTCGAGGCGTCTGCTTTAAGTGCTGCAGATTTTGCAACGGTCACCAATGGAATTCATCAAGGATGTGCCCTTGCTTACGTCGATGGAAACACGGTTCAGGTTGGGAAATGTATCTTGTCGGTCAATGGTGCATTTGTTAAAACGACTGCAACAACTAACGTGACATGGGGATGCTCTGGGTGTTCTTCTGAGGTTGCCGTAACTGTTTATTACGTCTATGCAAAAACAGGATCAACCGGAACAACGCTTAATCTTTTAATTTCTACAACTGCTCCTGGGGTCGACGGTTACGATGCCTCTTCTAATAAAGTATTGGGGAGATTTGTAAATAATGCTGCCAGCGCCATCGACAAAGCATCGCTAGATAATTGGTCTAGTAATGGTTTTATTGGTTCTGATGCCTTTAAGTTCTCAATTGTATATGGCGGAACAACTGCGCAAAATACATGCACAACAGGAGATTGTTATATTTATAATCCTGAGTATCCCGTGGCTGGGGTTTCTTACGGCGGATCTACTGGGGTATATAACATTGGTCTTCTTAAGGACTTTACATCCATCTCGTGCGTAGGAAGCGTGGCCTCCGGTATAGCGGCGGCAAACGTGGGACAGTTTAGTTGTGACTATCCAGGAACAACAACCTCAACACTTCAATGCGTGACTACTGTTGGCGGTGCTTTTACAAATACATTTGGGAGCATTAGTTGTAGCGGGCGGTTTTAGTGAACTTATACGAGCTCTACATTAAAGAACGGGAAAACCTTGATGTCATAAAGACAGATAAGGGCTTCATTGTTTACCGTATAGACTTCCCTGATTGCATGATTAACGACTACTTTGTCATGAAGGAATATCGCCAATCTGGACACGGATACTTTTTGGCCGATCAGGTCTTTGAAATATGCAAGCAAGCCGGAGTGAAAACCGTTTACTGCATGACAGACGACCGGGCAAACGGCGTCGCTTTATCAAAACACACAATTGAAAACTATGGCTTTGAGCTTGCCTCTATTGCAGGCCCAGTGAGCACATACAAAATGGAGGTCTCTGAATGGGATCAGTTTTAAAGATACCACAAAAGATAATTGGATCCGTTCCTGTGGTCGGCAAACCTCTCGAAAGCTTAATTGGTAAGGTAACTAATCCCTTAGTTGATACTCTTGTTGGAGTAGACCAAGCGGCCACGCCAAATGAAATAATAGATATGGCATCTCCTGAGGGACGAAAACTTCAAGAGCAGCTTTTAGGACAGTACGGACAAGGTATTGGAAAAGATACCAACGGAATAGCTCAGCAACAAATTACTGCACAAGAAAACCAGATCATGCAAAACGCTGCTGATCAAAAAACAAGAGCTGAACAATTAGTCGCTCAAAGAGGACTAGGAAGAACTGCATCTGGGATTGGTGCCATTCTTAATCAACAAAGAGGAGTTGCCGATCAAATCGGTGCCGTTCGTTCTCAACTCCCAGGACTCCAGGAGCAAATGAGACAACAGAATCTTAATTTTGCATCAAGCGGAATCAATCAAATCCTTAACGAACAAGGGCAATCTAAGGTTCTTAAAATGGGTCAAGCCGCGAGACCTAGTAACGGCGGCTTGTTGGCAGCAGCGGCTCCCATTGCTGGTTCAGTTCTTGGGGGTATGGCAGGATCGGGGGCATTTAACAAGCTCGTTCCTGGAGGGCCTGCGTAATGGTTCAAATAATACAGCCAGAGCCAACCCAGAGACAGTCGGCACTAGATACGGCACTCGCGCAAACATTGCAAAGCTTTGCGTCGTCTTATATGCAAGGACAGCAAACTAAAAGACAAGAAGCTCTTGCGGACAACCAAATAAAGCTAAAACTTTACGACATGGGTGTAGCAAATCCAGACCAAGCACTTGCTCAACTTAAAGGCGAGTACAAGCAAACTGAAATAGCTCCAGCTCAACCGGCTCAATATGGACAAGAGTTAGCAGGCCCGGTAATGCCAGGACAGTCTCCATTAAAAGAACTTCTAAGTGCAGCGGTTCCTGCTCAAATGAGTCCAGTGAATCCACTTGGAACATACTCGGAAGCTAAAAAAGCAGAAATGGAAGCAAAGAAACAGCTTGAAGCGTTAGATCAAAAGGCAAAACAAGCTGAGATTGACTACAAGACTAAGCAGGGCAACAAAATTGAAGCAATGACGCCCTTTGAAAAGCAAAAAACCTTTGCAGAGATAAAAAAGATCAACGCCGAGGCGGCGAAAAGCAAAAAAGAAACTGTTCAACCTATAGGGAAGCAGATTTCAGCAAAAGACGTCGCCACTTTCAACGAAGGAAACCAAATACCGACAATATTAAACGACGTTAAGCAGATAATCGCTTCAAATACAGACATGTTTGGCCCAGTTGCAGGGCGAAAAGCTTCTTATAATCCATACAACGAAAGAGCTCAGACTGCAGACGCCTTACTGAGAACAGCTTCGCAATCTTTTGGTAGGTTTATGGAAGGCGGAGTTCTTAGAAAAGAAGACGAGGAAAAATACAGGAAAATGTTCCCTCAATTATCAGACACTCCTGAAGTTGCGGCTAACAAGCTTGAGATTGTAAATAGACTATTAGTAAACAAGCAGAATAGCACAATAGACGCCCTTAAACGCTCAGGGTACAACGTGTCGGGAATTGAGCAACCACTCTCACAGTCACAGGTGCCTCAAGTACTAGGTACACCACAAGCACAAGCATCCGGCTCACCATGGCTCAAGTACAGTGGTGGTAACTAATGGGTATGCCTAAAGTCGGTCAAACCGAAGACGGACATAGCTTTATTGGTGGCGATCCCTCAAAACAGGAAAACTGGAAGGCGGTTGGCGCAGTTGAAGATGGACATGTCTTTAAAGGCGGAGATCCATCTAAAGCAGAGAGCTGGGCGTCGGTTAATCAATCAATAGCCCCTCAGGCATCTGCATTTGAAACTGGGATAGAGTCATTTGGGAATCAAGCATCGTTCGGATATCTACCTCAAATTCAAGCTGCTACAGAACCTCTTGTTCAAGGAGCGATGGGCTTATTTGGTGACAACACAGACGAAAAGTTAAGAGCTCAAGGGTTCAATATCCAAGAAGCCGCTCCTACAACATACCTACAAAGAAGAGATGAAAACATAGCTCGGCAACAACTGCAAAAAAGTGAGCACCCAGATGTCGCACTATATTCAGGACTAGCAGGCGGATTAGCATCCGGTATAGCCACAGGTGGAGCTTTGGGCGCACTAGGCTTGGGAGGAAGAGCTGCTGGCCTCGGTGGGCGACTTGCTCAGGCCGCGGGTACTGGTGCCGTTACTGGAGCAATTAGAAACCCTGGTGATACACAAGGGGAAGTTTCTCCATTTCAACCAACAGAGAGAGCTAAGAACATGGCTCTTGATGCGGCAACTGGAGCAGTTTTTCAGGGTGGGCTCGAGGGAGCTGGGAAAATTGGCTCCTTGCTTAAAAATGCACCCAAAACGCTTAAGTCATACTCTGAATTAAAGGCCCTCAAGGGTTCCGGGGCGATGCTTAAGGATTTTAGAACTGCCTTTAAAAAGGGCAAGGCTTACAAGCTAGGAGAAGCCGCTATTGATGAGGGATTAATTGCAATGGGAGACGACATTGCGGACGTTGCCCAAAAGGCAAAAGCAGTTAAAGGCGAAGCTGGTAACAACATTGGCAAGGTCTACGACAAGGCAGACGAGTTAGCTAGCGAAGCAATTAAAAACAGTCCCAAGTCTCGAGAGGCTTCTTTAATTGATGATGAACTCAACAACATGAAAAACGATATTTTGCAAGCAGATGCAGGTAAAAGGGGAGCGGCTTACAACGACGCAACTGGAGAGTATTTTAATACATCTACTCAAAGCAGTTTTCCAGAATGGAACAAGGGCGCTTCAAAACAAACTACACTAGATGCTTTGGAGAGAAAAAGCGGCCCGGTTTACGACAGACTAGTAGAGCAGGCAAAGGATAACTTAAGAAGAGGATACCTATCCCCGCAAAGTGGGCCAATACCACCCAACCCTGAGTTTTTAGCGATGGAAAAGGGTGGCGATATTGTTTCCAATTTAAAACAACACTACTCAGACGAGCTATTGAATCCGCTTTATACAGACATTGAAAAAGCTGCACTTAAAAAAGAACTTGCTGACAAGATAGCAGTCCATAGCGGGCCTAAAATTGACTTAAACTTTAAGACTATAGCGGAAGACTTTAGTAAAAAGGTTGCCGACAAATACCAGGGAAAAGCGGGCGGGAGTGATATTGTTAAAAAGATTCAAAACATTCTTGATGATATTTCTATAAATGATCAAGTTAGCTTTAAAAAGGCAAAAGAGATTCGCGAATCTATCGACGACTTAATAGATCACGGCGTAGCAACTAAGGAAATGAGTTCAATCCAAAAAGAACTATCTGACTTAAGAAATATTGTTCAAGGAAAAGTAAAAGCGAGTTTAAAAGAAATAGACAACTATCATGGAACTGACCTTAACGGTGCCTTCACTAAGGAAAACAGACGTTTTTCTAACCTATCCGACCTTTCAAAAATGGCAAGAGACAAGGTGGCAAGGGAAGAGTCTAATGCTTCTTTTGGATTGCGTGAAAGAATGGCCGGAGGAGTTGGTGCAATTGTAGGTGGTGGCGTAGGTGCTTCACTTGGCGGCCCAGTAGGAGCTGCTATCGGTGCTGGTGTTGGAGGCGGGTTAAATGCCATAACAACCAAGATGGCAAGGCAATACGGCTCTCCTTTTGTTGCGATAACGGCAAACAAGATTGCCAAGAAGCTAATCGAAAACCCGGGGTCACTTGGCAAGTTTTCAGAGACTCTTATAAAGGCGTCGGAAGTATCCCCTGCTGAGTTTGTTAGTGCCGTTAACTTGATGATGAAAGACCCTGAATATAAGAAAATGAACAACGGTGGATTCACCAGGAGTGGCAAATGATCAAGTTAATCATATTTATAGCAAAGAGATTTAAGCCGCTTGACGACTTCCTAAGCTCGCTATTTATGGCCTCAATGGCACACAATGCAAAGAGCGAATTGCATAAGGCTTCTATTAAAAGACTTTTAGAAAAACAAGCAAACGAAGAAATCAAAAAAATAACAGCATACGAAAAAGACGGAAAAGCTTCTGGCTATGAAGCTCCGAGAGTCGTTGGCGTAAGGAGATAATAATGGTTAGTCAGCTAAGCAATAGATTAATTGAAGACGCCGACATGGCAACTAGTTTTGTGTCTGAGCATATTACTCTCGCACAAAGGATAGGATTTTCAATTCACGCCGTCTTTACAGGTTCACCTGTTGGTTCATTGTACATTTCGGTAAGTATTAACGCGATTGACTGGGTTCTTTTGCCAGACTCAACAGAAGCAATTACCGCTGCTGGGGATGTTTTCTATAACGTATCTGACACGAAATATCTAATGGCACGTCTTCATTACACAGCAACTTCCGGCACAGGGACTCTTGATGCCTTCGTTAACACAAAGGAGGCTCAATAATGGCTTCAGTTTATATTGATTTACCGATTAGATCGGTTGGTTCTATTTCAGCTCCAGGGCTTGCCTCGGAAGCAACTCAGTTAGACGTTCTTGCCGCCGTAACTGCATCATCAGGAGTTAGAACTCTTGTTGACAAGATCTATAGAGATTACTCAATTACAAGTGTAACAAACGCAGCCTACTCTGAGTTAATCGCTTCAACTTCAGCGACCGTCAACCATTTGACATTAATGGATACTGGCGGCTACGCAATGATTCTTGCAATCGGCGCTGCTGGGTTTGAAGTAGACAAGATTTACGTCCCACCTGGAGGCTTCAATGGCGAAGTTCACTTCCCAATTCCATCCGGCTCAAGAATTTCTGTAAAATGTCTTCAGGCAACCGCCGGGCCGTTTTCAGGGACAATCGCCGAGGGTTTAATTGTTGCAAACTTATTAGGATAAAAAGATGAAAAAATACTTATTAATCATGCTTCTTATTCCCACCTTGCTTTTTGCAGATGCGGTAATATTTAGCGGTTCGGACGTTAAGACCTTGAAGGGCAATATTGACCTATTTGGCAGGGCAAAGATTTTAACCACATCAACTATACCAACTGCTGGATTGACTGCCCCTAAAGGGTCAATAGCGATGTATACGACAACTGGAGATCTTTACTTAAAGACAGGTGCTCTTAATACGGACTGGACAAAGAACCAGACTGGCCCTGTAAATCTAACAACTGACGTTACTGGTATCCTTCCAATCGCTAACGGTGGTACAGGTTCAGCAACTCAAAACTTTGTTGACTTAACAACAGCTCAAACCGTTGCAGGAGCAAAGAACTTTACGGATGCACTAACAGTTACATCAAACAGTGCCAACTCATTAGCGATTGGTCCTAACGGAACTACTAACCCAGTTTTGCAAATTGACTCTTCAGCGGCATCGGCAGCAACTGGGTTAAAGGTTACTGGAAACTCTGCTGGTTCAGGAGTGTTGCTGGGGACCATATCATCAGGAACAAACGAAAACGTAGTTCTTGCTGGAAAAGGTACAGGGTCAGTTTCTCTTCAGGTTAATGGAAGCAATAGATTTCAAGCAAGTGCATCTCAAATCTCTTTTGGGAACCAAGCAGTGTCATCTACCGCATCAACAGTGCGATTTACTCACACAGGCGCAGCCGATACCTCACTTACCGCAAGCACGGAAGCACCAAACGTATATTTCAACATGGGCCAAACTCGGCAGCATGCCACTGGGACTCTTACCTTACAAAGAGATTTTAGAGTAACTCCATCAACTCACTCTTTTGTTGGAGCCTCAACTCTCACAAACGCAGCAGCTTTTTCAGTTGATGGACCAGCTAATGGGGGGGCGAATGCTACGGTAACAAACTCCTCAGCAATCTATGTGCCTTCAGCGGCAATCGCAAACACAACCAATACTTATGGATTAAACATTTCAGCAGCAACAGGCGGGACGAATAACTACGCTGCTACATTCCAAACAGGAAATGTGGGAATGGGTACGGCTGCACCTGCAACTAATTTAGAGGTGAAGTCTCTAAGTGCCGGAGCTAACTCTATAATCAGAGTGAGCAATGACGGATCAGCAACAGGCAACTCCGTAATATCTTTCTATAGAGTAGCATCGGATTTTGGTGAGGTAAAATATGTACCAGGAGGAGGCGTCAGTACTGGAATGTATTACAACTCCGGTAGAACTGCGGTTGATTCACATCATACCTTTCAGGTTAATGGTTCTGATAAAATGAGAATAGATAATACGGGAAGTTTAGTTATCGGTTCAATTACCGCCAACGCTAACGCTATTCTTGATGTTCAATCAACTACTAAAGCCTTCATGCCACCTCGTATGACTACGGCTCAAAAGAATGCAATAGCTTCACCTACTGCCGGAATGGTTGTTTACGACACTAACATGAAGGGGATTTCTTTCTACAATGGAACTGCTTGGGTTACGACAAACAACAAGTCAGTATCAACCAAAACAGCTAACTATACTGCTCTCCAGTCAGACGATGTTATTCTCGGGGACGCAACGTCTGGAGCAATTACAATTACTCTACCAACTGCGGTTGGGAACACGGGCGAAGTATTCCACATTAAGAAAATTGATTCTTCTGTAAACGCAGTGACAATTGCAACGACTTCTTCGCAAACAATTGACGGAGTAACTACGCAAACGCTTGGGGTTCAATACAAGAATTTGACCGTCGTGTCAAATGGAAGCGGTTGGGATATTTTGTAAAATGATTAAAGAAACGAGTGGAGTTATAATGAAATTACTAATCTTATTGCTTTTAACTAACGTCGCACACGCGACCTATGACCCGAGCTTGCAGAATCTTCAGCTTGATATGATGTACAGTGCGAACGTAGTTACCACCATTGGAACTGTTACCTTGGAAAACAAAGACTTTATTAGCGGAAACTGTTCGGCCGCTAACCCAACAGTCTGTACTTTTACATCTGGTATATTTACAGTAGCACCAAACTGCGTGGCCGCTCAGACCAACGCTGGAGGAAGTACAGTTCTTGCCAACATTGCCTCGGTATCATCAAGCAGTGTCAGCGTAAGAACGATTAACTCATCAACGGGAGCTGATTCAGGATCAATCCCGTTTAATCTTATCTGCCAAAAACAAGGCGTCGATTACTTAACAGCATCTAGCGCAGTTTACTCGGTTCAGAATCAAAATACCGACATGGTTTCTTATTCTCCAAACGTATCAAGCCCAGGAATCCTTACCAACTCAGGTAAATGGAGACGCGTTGGAGACATGATGGAAATTGAAGTGTTTGTCGAGTGGAATGCCGGTGGAGGTGGTGGAACATTGCTTATCGATATCCCAACTGGATACACGATAGACACTGCAAAAATAGCAAACACAACTTCAAGCAGGCTAGGTGGAGGACACTGGCTTGATAACGGTACAGCCTATTATGACGTCTCAGTTGCATACTCGGACACGAACAGCGTTCGATTTATGCAAACAGGCGGTACGGCTTACCTTGATGGTTCAGCATTCGCGTCTGGTGACCAAATGAAGTTTAATATCATGGTGCCAATTACTGGATGGAAGACAGCGCCTTTTGCGATTGCTTCAATAGCTGGATACGGAAGCGCGCCAGGAGTCGCAGGAAGTGCAAACCAATCAGTTGACTCATTTACCGTTAGTTATGGAACGACAAATGCATCAACCGCTTGCACGGCATCCCCTTGTTCTTTTCTTGATCAAATTGGGACAGCGGTAACAAGTATCACAAGAACAGGCGTAGGTGTTTACACGATAAACCTTCCAAGAACATATGCAAAAATCAAGTGTGTTGGTAATGCAAATGTTCCTGGTTCGAACGTAGGTCTTTTTCAAAACGCTCCACTTCTCCAATGCTCAAGCTGCTCTACTCTTTCTTTTTACACATTAAATGTTTCGCTTGCTGCTGCTGATACGAATGGAACATTATTCTGCCAAGGAAATTACTAATGATTAAAATACTTGTAACAAACAAATTAAGCGGTCAAGTTCAAGAATCTTTAATGCCAGACATGGCAGCGGCAAACGCATGGATTGAAGAGTGTGAATTAAAAGAGGCGTGGGGAAAACCTTTTCACGTTATCAATCACCCGGAGCAATTTAACTTCCAAGAACCGTTAGTTATTCACCATGAAGAAGTTATCACTCCAAACCCTGACTTGGTAATTCACCATGAAG